ATGCCCGTCAACAACCCGACCTTCATCACCCCCCGCACCACGCTCCAGGCCGTCAACGAGCTGATGGCTGCCGCACGGCTTGCCCCGCTGCACTCGCTTGAGGCCCAGGCCACGAGCCCCCATGCGGCCGATGCTCTCCGGTCTCTGAGCACCGCCAGCCGGGATATCCAACTGGAGAAGTGGCATTTCAACACGGACGAGGATGTCCCCTGGCAGCCGAACCAGGAGGGGAACATCGTGGTCCCCGTCAACGTGGTGCGCTTCGTGCTGGCCGCCCAGAGCCGCCACATGGACTGCACGGAGCGGGCCGGCAAGCTCTACGACCGCAGGGCACACACCTACACCTTCACGGGGACGGTCTACGTCAACACCACCACCCTGTTCGACTACGAGGAGTGCCCTGAGGCTATCCGCCGGCTGATCGTCTGCACGGCCGGCCTGGAGTTCGTCACCGAGAAGGCACCCGGCACCCAGAACTACCGCTTCACGGCCTCCCTCCTGGAGAAGGCCCGCACCGAGGCGGAGGGCGCCGAGAAGGAGAGCCACGGCAAGCCGCTCCCCGGAAGCAGCCCCCACTTCGCCAAGATGCGCCGGAAGTAGGCGCCGCAGGAGCAGTACCTTATGGCCGTCCAGCGCAAGTCCGTCTCCAACCTCATCCAGGGCGTCTCTCAGCAGGCCTCGGAGAACCGCAGAGACAGCCAGTGCGAAGAGCAGCTCAACTGCATGAACTCCCCCAAGGACGGCGCTGTGCCTCGGCATGGAGCGGACCTCATGAAGGTGGTGCCGGGCAACTACTCGGATGCCTTCTCCTACGAGATTTTCCGAGGGGTGAGCGAGCGCTACCGGGCCATCATCAAGGACGGGAACCTTGAGGTCTATAATATTGACACGGGCGAGCCGTGCAGTGTTTCGATAATTGCTGACGCAGGCGACTACCTGGACGTGGCTGGCAGTGCCCGGCCGAAGGATAGCTTCGTGGCGCAGACCGTGGATGACTTCACGTTTCTGGCCAACCGCACGATCAAGCCGGCGATGGACCCGGCTATCAAGACCCCGGCTCAGACGAACTCTGCGCTGGTCTTCTACAAGGCGGGTGCCTACCTCGCGAAGTTCCGCCTGACGGTGATCTACTCGGGCACAGCCTACGCCTGGACCTACACCACGCCTGACAACTCGGTGGCGGGCAACGCAGCCTACATCGACACGGCCCAGATCGCAGCCACCTTCTTCCGGGCGATCACAGGCGGCGTGGCGACGGACGTGCACGGGGCGGCCCAGATTTATGACGGCGACCTCGGGGGCAGTGGCGGCGGTACTCCCTCCGTCATGGCCACCCCCGGCGTGACCCTTACGTCGCTTGGCTTCGCGGTCTCCCTCAACGGCAACCTCATCCGCATCACCCACCCGACGCAAGACTTCGCTATCGACGTGTCGGACAGCGTGGGCGGCTCCCTGTCGGCCGCCTTCAAGGGCACGGCCCGGAGCTTCTCCGACCTTCCCAAGACCGGCTTCGTGGGCCTGACGTTCAAGGTGGCTGGCAACAAGCAGACCGTCTCGGATGACTTCTACGTCCGCTACACCAGCAACCAAGAGGCTGGCGGCGTGTGGGAGGAGGTCCCTGGGCCGAGCGTGGAGACCACCCTAAAGCCCACCACGATGCCTCACCTCCTCATCAACACGGGGCCAAACGCCTTCGAGTTCCGCAAGGGGGTCTGGAGCACCCGCATCGCTGGAGACGCTGTCAGCTCCAAGACGCCCAGCTTCGTGGGCAAGGTCATTGAGGACATCTACTACGACCACCGCAGGCTAGGCATCCTCACGGAAGGCAGCACCGTGTGGTCCAAGCAGGGCAACCCCTTCACGTTCTTCCGCGACACGGTGAAGACGGTACTGGCCACCGACCCCATCGACATCGCCCTCTCAGCCCCCGGCAAGATCGGCCTGTTCCGTGTCGCCATTGGCGTGGACGAAAGCGTGTACTTCTGGGCGCAGGGCGTCCAGCTCCGCGCCACCTCGGGCAACGACCCCTTCCGGCAGGACACGGTGGAGGCGCCCCCAAGCACCGCCTTCGAGTTCGCCGAGAATGCGGACTTCGCCTCGGTCGGGTCCAGCCTGTTCTTCGCCACCGAGCCGGGCGACTACACGACCATCCGCCAGTTGACCTACCAGAACGGGAAGCCGCAGGGCGACGGCACGGACATCACCGCTCACGTCTCCGAGTATATCCCCGAGGGCGTGCGGGACATGACGGCCTCCGACACGCTCCGCCTCATCCTCGTTCACCCCGAGAGCACACCCAACGCGCTCTACGCCTACAACTTCCTCTACGGTGGGACCGGCGGCCGGGACCTCATCCAGTCCGCATGGAACACTTGGCGTTTCGCCGCAGGTTCGATCCTCTGGGCCTCCGTCTACAAGGCCACCTTGAGCATCGGTCTACAGCGCCCCGAGGGCCTGTGCTTCCTGTCCGTGCCTCTCCGCACCAACGCAGTGGACGACAAGGCTGCCGGTGACACCTACCGCACTCGGCTGGACCTCAGGGTAACCGAGGAGGACTGCGACCTGGAGTACGATGCGGAGGCGGACGAGACCACCGTCACCCTGCCTTTCGCGGTCGGCCTGGAGGAGAAGGCTGGCCTCAGGTTCGCTCTCAGGAAGACAGGGCTTGTAGCTCCCAACCTCAGGGTCCGAGGCTACCAGTTCACCGTCAAGTCCGTTAGCGGCGCCACGGTGGTCCTGGAAGGCGACCTCACGCCCTACAAGTTCTACGCGGGCTTCGTGGCGCCGGCCATCCGCGAGGAGAGCCGCTTCCATCTGCGGGGGTCTGACGGCGTTGTCCCGGTAGATCGCCTGCGGCTGGAGGCCTTCGGGGTGAAATACTCGAAGACCGGCTACACGCGGATTGAGGTCTCCACCGGCTTTGACCGGCCCATCCAGGTGGCGGAGGTCGGCGGGCTTGTCCTCGGGGCGGCCACGGAGCCGACCGAACTTGGCGGCCTTCCCACGCTTGGCTCAGGCACCCTCAGCATCCCCATCCAGCAGGACAACGAGGACGTGACGGTGAGGCTCATCAACGACAGTTTCCTCCCGTCCCGGTGGCAAGCGGCCTTCTGGGACATCGAGGCAATCAGCATCGTGCCCCCCAGCAAGGTGGGGACATCGGAGTGACCATGCCCCGGATCGAAACCCGTAGACCCACAGCGAAGGATGCGGCCCACCTCATGCTCGACGTGAGGCCCGAGGACAACGAGGAGTGGGTAGCCGCTACCCGCAAGCCGACGCTTCGAGCCTTGCTTGAGGTCCTGACCCACCCCGAGAGCACCGACGTGACGGGGGCCTTCCTTGACGGGGAGTGCCTCGCCATCTGGGGCTGCCACGACACGCCTAATCACTTCGGGCAGGTCTGGCTTGTCGCCTCCTCGCGGGCCATGCGCCACGTCCACGCCATCCACTACCACTGGCGGCCGACCATCCAGCGCTACCTCTCGGCTCACCCCAAGGGCCTCATAGGCTGGGCGTCGGAGGCGAACTCGAAGCACCACACATGGCTGGAGCGGATGGGCTTCGTCCTCACCGGGTCCGTGGTCTACGGCGGAGCCTTTCCCTATCGCCGTTACTACCTACGAGGTCCAGAGCCATGTGCCCTCCCGTCCTTGCCCTAGCCACCTTCGCCATTTCGGCCGCAAGCTCCGTCGTCGGGTATCAGGCACAGCAGGCCCAATACAGCGCCCAGCTCCAGCAGAAGAACGAGAACGACAGGCTGGCCCTTGCGACCGGCCGCGAGGAGCAACTCCGACTCACCCAGCGCCAGCTCCAAGAGCAGCAGGCGTACGGCCAGAAAGTCCACATGCAGAACGTGGAGGCGGCCGAGCGTGAGGCAGACGTGAGGGTCTCGGCTGCGGGCGGCAACGTAGCGGGCATCTCGGTGGGCAACCTCATCGGGGATGTGCGCCGACGTGCCGGCAACAATCTTCTGACGCTCGAAACCAACTACATGAACACGGCGCAGCAGCTCCAAGCCGAGCAGGAAGCCACGGTTACCAAGATCAGGAACCGGCAGGCCTCCGTTGCCACGCCAACCCCTCCGAGCCCCGCAGGCGCCATCCTCAGCATCGCAGGAGCCGCCATCGAGAAGGGGCCTACCGTCTTCAAGCTCTAGGAGTTTCCCATGGCCCGCGCTCCCGTCAAGGAACTCCAGGTTGATGAGGTTATCCGCCCCGTCGCCAACCCCGTGGACACTGGCTTCCGTACGCCCGCGCTGGCAGATGGCGGCGCCGACAATCTGAGGTCCCTCGCTCAAGGCCTCGCCAAGTTCGACAAGGGGGTCTCCAGCCTTCTTGCCGAGCGGCAGGCGGATCAGGACAAGGCGGATGCGGCGCAGGCGGAGGTGGACTTCCACCGGAACAATCAGGTCGGCTACGCCAAGGCCGTGGAGCAGGGCCTCATCCCCGCCTACGCCTCCAAGGCCTACATGAACTCTTGGAAGGAAACCGAGGGCCGCAACTTCGGGAACCAGCTCACCGAGCGCTTCAACGCGGCGTATGCTGAGTGGGGCGGCAAGGATAGCGAAGACCCCGCAGCCTTCGACACCTTCCTCTCCGGCTTCCTGTCGCAGAACCTCCCCGAGGGCACCGACCCGCAAATCCTCGCCGGCTTGAGGCCTCAGCTTCGCCAGATGGTGGAAGGCGGGACCTCCCGCTACATCGCCGACAAGGACAAGGCCATCAAGCACAAAGCCGAGACCGCCACTGTGGCGGGTGCTCAGCAGGGTGTCACTGCCTCGCGGCAGAAGGGCCTTGAGAAGGGGCAGGTTGACTACGACGAGATGTTCTCCGGCATCGACGCCGCCCGCGAGAAGGGCCTCAAGGTGGGCATGACCGCCGAGAAGTTGGACCCGCAAATCATGGACATGGTCTCCACGGAGGCCGTCAAGGCGGGTGGTCTCGAAGGCAAGCGCATCCTGGGTTACCTGGACCGCAAGGTGCCCGGCAAGGACTACACCTTCGCTCAGACCCCGTATGGCCGGGAGCTTAAAGTCAAGACCCTCGACGCCATCGACACGAAGATGCGGCAGGACGTGAAAGAGGGCAAGGCACTCCAGAAGGAGAAGGACGACAAGGAGAAGCAGGACCTTACGCGGCGAGCCATCGAGAGCCTCATCGCGGACCCCGACAAGCCGGTTGACGACGAAATCCTCAAGCGGGGGTCTACTCTCGACGGCGACTTCCGGGTGAGCGTCATGCGGTGGCAGGAGACCATTCGCTCCAACAAGGCGTCCGGTAACCGCAAGGGCCTGCTCGACCTCAACACCGCAATCCTCAACGGGGAAGGCATGGGGGCGGTCAAGGCGGCTCTCGACTACGGCGTCATCACCTCCAAGGAGGAGTTGGTCCAGGCCTACAAGCTGGTGCAGGACGTGGAGAAGGCGGCACCGGATATTGCCGATGCTTTGAAGGGCCAGCAGATCGAAGAGCTTTTCAAGACGATCAAGGCCAACACCTCCTCCAAGAACGACCTCACCAATCCCTTCGCTCCCGTCTCCCCTGCCGGTCTCCAGGCGCAGCACGATCTCCGCATGGCTGTCCTCCAGTGGGCACGGGAGAACCCGGCCGACGCCAAGGACCCGATCAAGCGCGAGGAGGCCATCTCCAAGATCGGCCAGCAAATCCTCAGCCGCATCACCCGTGCGGATACGGTCGGCGAGGCGAAGTACAATCGGCAAGGCTTCGAGCAGCAGCCCAACGCCTACACCCAGCCTCGGGCAACCGACCCGGCGACGGGAGACCGCAAGACCCCGTTCGATGCTGCGGCTCCGGGCACGCCTCCCGCCAGCCAGCCGGCACAGCCTCAGGCCCCACAGTCTCAGGAGTTGGCACCGCCGCTTTCCCGTGGCGCCCCCGCCCAACAGGCAGCCGCCCCGGCGTCCAACCCCAAGGCAGCCTCCGCATGGTATGACAGCCTCCCGCTGGACACCAAGACTGCGTTCTCGTCGGCAGCCGCCCAGGCCAAGGTGCCCTTCAACGAGTACCTCCAGCGGACCTACGAAGCTGGGATCAAAGCCGGAACCATCACGGTGCAGCCCTCCGGCGCTGCGCCAAAAGCGGCCCAGCCTCAGGCAGCCGCGCCCACCCAGACAACCACCCCCGCCGCCCAGCCTACGCAGGTGGTGCAGCCCACGGCAGCCGATGCCCAGGGCATGCTCCCCGTCGATGCAGGCTCGGTAGGCACCTCCATCATGGAGGCCATCCGGTCGCCGGCCGACTTCATGTCGTGGCTTGCAGGCGGCGGGGGAGGTGCGAACTCCGTCAAGCAGCCGGGAGCCATGGACGCCGTCCGTAGTGCGCTGGGCTCCATCCAATCGCCGGCCGACTTCGCGCGGTGGCTCATGGGGCAGTCCAACCCGCAGGCAGACCTTCCGGCACCTGGGGCTGTTCCCGCTGAGGGCACCGCTCCTGGTCTCATCCAGCCGGCAGCCTACCGCCCGGACGAGGTGAGCCAGCCTGTCGATGAGACGGAGAAGGTGGGGAACGAGGTGGTCTTGGAAGTCCAGAAGGCAATCCAGGCCGCCCTTGCCAACCCCAAGTACAAGTCGAAAGGCAATTACGCCTTGAGCACAATCAAAGACGACGCCCTTGCGGCGCGGCTTCTGGACTTCGTGGCGGGACCCGAAAGCAACGGGAACTACAACGCAGTCTGGGGCAAGGCCAACTCCAACGTGGACCTCTCGAAGTTCACCTTGGATGAAATCCTCAAGCGTCAGCAGCAGACGGTTGCGCAGGGCGGGCAGTCCGCCACGGGCCGCTACCAGTTCATCCGCAAGACGCTCCTGGGCCTCAAGAAGACCCTCGGGCTCTCCGGCACGGAGATGTTCACGCCCGAACTCCAAGACAACCTCGCCATGCAGCTCTTGCGGCAGCGGGGCTTGGAGGAGTTCCGGGCGGGCAAGCTCCCCGTGGAGAAGTTCGCCAACAACCTCGCCCATGAGTGGGCATCCCTCCCGCTTCTCTCCCCGGTGACCGACAAGAAGACGGGCCGCGTGAGGCAGGTGGGCGAGAGCGCCTACTCCGGGGACGGCCTCAACAAGGCCCATGTCACCCCCGGCCAGACCGTTGCCGCCCTCCTCGGAGAGGACCAGCCGCAGCGAAAGAAGACGAAGTCCTAACCTAGGAGGCTCGATTGACGCCGCAGGAACTCAAGGCCCTCACCGATCAGGTGGACGCTGGCACGGATGCTCCCGCCCCTGGCCCAATGGCTCCTGCGGCGCCCGCCCCTACGGTCTCCCCGCTGACAGGCATCGCCACTGAGGAAGCCATCGCGGCGTCCCCCGGTGCAACCGACCCTGCGGCAGTCAACGCCCAGGGCGGCGGCGCCAGCGCAACCGACCTCGTGCAGTCCGTGGGTGGCGGCGCGGCGAAGGCCATCTGGGCGACCAAGGACTTCTTCGCGGGAGAGCCCGAGGAGAGCGACAAGTCCACCCTGCGCAAGAACATCGAGGCGAACAACAAGCGCCTCGCGGAGGCCTCCGGGTGGAACACCTTTGCCATGGGCGTGTCGCAGTTCGCCGTGGGCATCCTCGGGGCGGGCAAGGTGACCAAGGCACTCGGGGCCGGCAAGTGGATCGGCTCCGTGGGAAAGAGCGTGCTGGATGGTGCGCTTGCGGGAGCAGTCGCCTTCGATCCCCACGAGGAGCGCTTCTCCGACTTGGTGGAGCAGTTCCCGACCGCCTCCAACTTCGCCACCCGCTACCTCAAGTCCAACCCCTCCGACAGCGCCGCAGAGGGCCGCTTCAAGAACGCTCTGGAGAGCATCGGGCTGGACCTGACGCTCGTAGGGGTCTTGGCCCTAGGCGGGAAGGTCATTCGGGCACGTAAGGCCGGCGACAAGGCTGCGGTTGAGGCTGCGGAAACGGAACTGGCTGAGGCCACCAAGAAGCTGGAGGAAAAGCAAAGTGCTCCACGGCAAGGAGAGACGGCTTCAAGCAGCCCTGCGGATGTCGGGCCTGGAGCTGCGGCCGATGGACCGCCTGCTGGAGCGGGACCTGCTCAGGCGGGCGATGCTTCTGGGGTTCCGCCGAAGCCCGCAGACACAGGCGCCCCGAAGGCCTCGCCGGATGATGCGGTTACCCTAGAAGTCGTAGACAGTCCCACGCAAGCCGGAGCGCCCCGACGCGATGCCGGCAGCCCCATGGTGGGAGTCGCAGACGCGGACCTCGGGAAGATCGCCCGTGGGGCCGACAGGGACTTCAAGGCCCTCTCCACGCATGGCTCTTGGGAGAACGCGGTCGCGGCCGGCCATGTGTTCGGCAAGGGTGGCTCCATCCCGTGGCAGACCCTCTCGAAGGGCGCCGAGCCCAGCTCCGCCGTTGACGCCGTGATTGCCCGCGTGGCGGAGACCCTCAAGCCCCAGCTCGATGCGACCAAGGGCGGCAAGGTCCTCGCTGACTCCACCGTGGAGAAGCAGGTCCGCGAACTGGCCGGCTTCTGGGGAGAAGACCCCGGAGCCCTGATTGGCGCGATGCGCGTTGCCGGCGAGAAGGCCCAGGAGAGCGTGGCCATGATGCGGGCCGCCTACATGGTCTCCCAGAGCACCATGCAGGATGCCTTCACGATGGCGGCCCGTATCCGGGGCGGCTACCTCGGGGAGTTCGGCGGGGACCGTGGCGCGGCCATCGAGCTTCTCCGCAAGCAGGTGGAGGTCATGGCTACGACCATGGGGGCGGCCAACAGCATCCGCGCCAATGCCGGCCGTGCCCTGCGCCAGAACCGCTCCGAGTTCCGCCTCAAGCCGGAGGAGCTGGCGAACCTCAAGGGCCTGGATGAGGATACCCTCGTGTCGGTGCTTGCGGCCACTGGTGGCGACCCCCGCTCGCTGCGGCGCTTGGCTACCCCGAGCATCTGGCAGCGGCTCATGGACAAGACGCAGTTCCTCTACGTGAACAACCTGCTGTGGTCTCCGAAGACCCATGCGGTCAACTTCGCCACCAACGGCTTCATGATCGCCGCCCGCCCGGCCCAGCGCTGGATGGGGTCTTTTGCGGTCGGTGGGAAGACGGGCTCTGCCATCCGCGTGGAGGCCGTGAAGCAGTACCAGTATATGGCCTCCTCCCTGATCGACGGGCTTGAGGCTACGGCCCAGGCGTGGCGGACGGCGGATAGCGTGCTCTCCCCTCGCAGCGCGGAGGTCCACGACATCGGGCTTGCCACGGGGCAGGCGGTGGCGGCTATGCCCTTCAAGTCCTGGGATAGCCTCTCCAACGTTCTGCACAACGCCATGACCTTCGGCGTGAAGGCGGCCGGCTTCCCGACCCGAGGCCTGGGCACGGTGGACGAACTCACCAAGCAGTTGGTCTACCGATCGAAGGTCCAAGCCTCCGCCTTCGTGGAGGGCACGGAGAACGGGCTCAAGGGCGCGGACCTGGACGCCTTCATTCGGAACCGCCTGGATGGCGCCTTTGACGAGGTCGGCCGGGGCATCGACGGCGTGGCCTTGCAGGAGGCGCGGGTTGCGACCTTCTCCCAGGACCTCCTCCCGAGCACCTTGGGCAAGACCATCCAGACGGGCGTCAACAATCACCCCATGGCCCGCTTCGTGCTGCCCTTCGTGAAGACCCCCACCAACGTCTTCCGCGAGGGCATCAAGCTGACACCGGGGCTCAACCTCATGCAGTCCGAATACCGGGCCATGCTGGACGGGAGCCTCGGGGCGGAGCGGCAGGCCCAGGCCGTGGGGCAGATGGCCATGGGGTCGATGATCATGGGGGTGGCCGGGCTCATGGCCGCCAACGGCTTCATCACCGGGGCCGGCCCCACGGACAAGACGCAGAAGCGCTCCCTCCAGTCCACCGGATGGCAGCCCTATTCGTGGGTCTTCCCGAAGGAAGGCGGCGGCAAGACGTACATTCCGTTCAACCGCCTTGATCCCGTCGCCATGCCGTTCGGCGTTGTAGCGGACTTGGTGGATGCCATGAACGTGGCCGACGATGACGACCCGCTCTACAGCCGGATCATGGAAGGCGCCGTGGCCGGCCTCCTGTCCACCGTCAAGCAGATGGGCGACAAGACTTACCTCATGTCGATCAATCAGGTGGTCCAGCTCCTCGCGGACGGGGACGACCAGAAGTGGGCCGGCTTCTTCGGCACCATGGGCGGCAACCTCATCCCCGGTGCTGCCGGCATGCGGCTGGCGAACCAGGACCCGTACATGCGGGATGCCCGTGGCTTCGTGGACAAAATCATGGCCACCATCCCCGGCCTCTCCGACAAGGTACCCGCACGGTACGACATCTGGGGCGAGCCTCGGGGCGTCAACAAGGGCCTCTGGGTCAACACCCCTGCGGATGCCGTGGACGATGAGCTGCGGCGGATGATCCTGGAAGGAGATGTGGGTCTCGCGGCCCCAAGCCCCTACGTCGGAGGCATCGACCTCAGGGACGTGCAGACCGAAGCCGGCAAGAACGCCTTCGAGGAGTACCAGAAGCTCGCCGGCAGGATCGACCCCAGGGCGCCCCGCCTCAAGGATATTGCCGGTAAGATCATCGCCACCGAGGGCTACCAGAAGGCGCCCGATGGTGACAGCCGGGCGAAGGGCACGAAGCAGGCCATGCTTGCGGACGTGATGGCCGACTACCGGCACAAGGCCCTGGAGTACCTCAAGGGCAGCGACAAGAACGTGCGTGAGGCCATGCTCAAGGAACAGCGCCGTGTGGCGGCTGCCTGGGCCGGGACCAACGCAGAGGCAGCCAAAGGCCCCAAGACCCCCGGCATCGTAGGGCAGTTCCTCGATGGGCTGGGGCTCAGCGGCGGCAACCAATAAGGAGAAGGCCTAGTGGCCTACAGCTACGAACAGACAGTGGCGGGGGGCGGGACCAAAGTCGTCCAGGTTCCGTTCCCCAAGATGTCCAGGGACCATGTGGAGGTCTACCTCAACAACGTTGCCCAGCCCAAGGCCAACTTCGTCTGGCTCAGTGATACGGCCATCGAGCTGCCTGACTACATCAGCGCGGGCACGGTGGTTCGCTCCCAGCGGAACACCCCCAAGCTCGCTCCCCTGGTGACCTTCCTCAAGGGCCGCTTCGATGAGCTGGACCTCAACCGGGCGCTCCTTCAGCAGCTCTACGTCACCCAGGAGGCGTATGATGCGGCGGCACTCATCACCGAGGATACCATCGGCGGGGCGGTCCAATCGGCCCTGACGGCGGCGCAGCAGGCCAACGGCTATCTCCAAGCCCTGATTGTGGTTCGGAACGACATCGTCAACGAGAACGGCCCGGTGTCCATCGTCGCGGGTGACCTCGGCGGGACCGGCTGGGCTTATGACATGGGGCTGATCACGGACCCCGACGACGGGAGCGTGTCCCCTCCGCCCGGCAACATCCGCACGGTCGCTCAGCAGATTGACGACATCACGGACTTGGCCTCGGTGATCGGCGCCATTGCAGCCCTCGGCCCTCACGCCACCAGCATCGCGGCTCTTGGCCCCGTGGCGGGATCGCTGGACGACGCAACGGCCATCATCCCCTACGCCAGTCACTTGGTGGCCCTTGGCCCCGTGGCGGCCCACATCGCAACCCTCGGCCCTCGGGCGGCTGACATCGCAGCGCTCGGACCCATTGCGGCCGACATCACGGCGGTTGCGGCAGGCGGCGGGGTTCCGCCCAACGGCTCAGTGACCTCCGCCAAGATCGCAACGGCGGGACTTGACTTCGGGAGCGCAACCTAATGGCCACCGCACTACGGTTCCGTAGGGGCACTACCGCACAGCACGCTACCTTCACGGGGAAGCTGGCGGAGGTCACCTACGACACAACCCTCAAGACCCTCCGCGTCCATGATGGCTCGACCCCCGGCGGCTTCCCCCTTGCGGCAGCGGGCACAAGCATCGCGTCCCTGATCGGCTACGACAACGACAACTCCGGCCTCTCGGCGGGGAACGTCCAGGCCGCCATTGACGAGCTGGCCGCAAACGCGGTTGGCGAGAAGGTGCCCATGGATGCCCTGTCCCTCGGGGTCATCAGCGACGGCGTCACCCTCGACACTGGGCAAATCCAGGCGGCCATCAACGCGGCGGCGGCGGCAAAGCGTCCCATCTACTTCCCCGAGAAGGTCTACAAGATGGGCAGCTCTCGGGTCCGCATCCCGAGCTTCTCCCACGTCATCTGTCACCCCAACGCCAAGTTCGAACGGTCGGCCAACACCGCCCAGGGAACCTTCGAGGTCTACGGGGCGCAGTACGTCATCCTGGAGAACCTCTGGGTCCATTACACCAACTCCGCCTACACCCTGGGATACGCCCAGACCGGCATCTCCACCCGCTCGGGGTCGCACCACGTCTACATCAAGAAGTGCAGGGTCACCGGCCGGATCAATCGCCAGTTCCACATCATCAACTGCTCCCACATCTTCGTGGAGGAGTGCGAGATGGCCGGGGCGGGCAACGCAGGGCTCCGCATCGTCTCAGACAACGCGGCTAACCTCATCGTGGCCTTCTCCGACGAGGTCACCACCTGGGGTCCCTCTCGCAACATCCACATCACCCGCTGCAAGCAGTCCGGGGCGACCACCGTGGACGGCACCGTGACCACGGGCACCAGCTACGGGTTCAACGCGGCCGGCCTCCCTGGGACCACCGACCTCTTGGAGAATATCTTCTTCACGGAGTGCGTTGCGCAGTCCAACGCCGGGCAGGGCTTCGAGATGGGGGGCAAGACCCAGCGCAGCGCCATGCGGGGGTGCATTGCGTACAACATCCCAGGCGGCGTTGGCTTCCTGATCCAGGGGTACGATGGGGTCTTCGCGGAGCGGGTCACCGTGGCGAACTGCCAAGCCGGCTTCTGCTTCCAGGGGTTCTTCTCCTACGGCATAGCGCGGTCGGAGTTCTCGGGGTGCCGCGCCTACGGGTGCACCTACGGCCTCTACGACTACAACTCTTACGGCACGATCTACCACGGGTGCGTGTCGGAGAATAACTCCGGGGGCGGCCTCGGGTACGGCATCCTCATCGGCGGCACCTCCAGCGGCTTCCTGGTGATCGGCTGCCGGATCGACGGCAATATCAACGGGCTGACCACCCAGAGCAGCACCTACGATGGCCGGGTCTTCTGCAACCGCATCTACGCGAACAGCTCAAGCAACCTCGTGCTCGACGGCTCAGGCCACACCGAGGCCTACAACACCTGAGGAGACCCTAGATGGACAACCCGAAGTACGCCCTCATCCGGCGCAAGCAGGTGGTGGCAGTCGGACCCACCGAGGCCTCCGTAGAGGGACATAAGCTGCACCCCGGCGAGCGGGTTCTCCCTCTGGAGTTCTCCCCGGTTCCGGTGGGGCACGAGGCCGACCACTCGAAGCCCCCGGCCTACCACATCTCCAAGGGCAAGGTGATCGGCAGCCCCGTGACCCGCAAGCTCACCCCCGAGGCCGTCAATAGCCGCAGGGACAGCGAGCGGCGCCGGAAGTACCCCCCGGTCGGTGACCAGCTCGATGCCATCTGGAAAGTCCTCGCCGCTATGGGAGAGAGGGTCGGCGGGCTGCGGCCCCCGGAGGCCCAGGCCATGCTCGACCGCGTGCAGGCAGTGAAGAAGGAGACCCCTTGACATGGCAATCAAGCCACTGGCTCTCCCACGCCACACCACCAAGGCCGGGGCCGACGCGGTAACCATCCCTTCCGGGGAAATCCGGGCGGAGATGGAAAGTATGGAGCTGCGCCTCGGGGACGGCGCTACGGCGGGCGGCAAGATCATCGCTCGCGGCTGGCGCTACGTGAAGGAGGTTTCCGTCACGGCGGCGGCCCAGCTCGATGTTCCGATCACTGCGGCGGACCTCCTTCTGTACGATGAGTTCGAGCTGCAATACCTCAACATCTCGTGCAGCGTGGACGACACCACGATGGGCTTCCGGCTCGGCACCGGGGCGGGTCCAACCTACGCCACCGGCACCGGGGCATACACCTGGGGCGGTCGCCTCATGGGTCCCAGCGCGGGCACGGACTTGGGGTCTTCCATCGACAGCGAAACCGGCACTCGGGTTTGCCTCACCCGGCCAGTCGCCTCGGCAGGCAACGGCCTGGGGAACGCGGCTGGCGAGGTTCTCAACGCCTTGGTCCGCCTGCCCAACCCCGGCGTCGGCACTGTGCAACGGCTCCTGGACTTCCGCTCCTCCTGGGTCCGCCCTGATGGTGTGGGCATCTTCATGTCGGGCGGCGGGATGTGCGGGACCACTTCGGCAATCACGGCAGCCCGCCTATTCCCCCACACCGGCAACATCACCGGCAAGGCAGTCCTGAGGGGCTTCCGCAAGTAGGGGCTCTCATGAGCGAAGAGACCGAAGATCAGGCGGCCCCCCGGCGGCCTGCACAGGAGACGTGGCGAGAGGTCATGGACCTCAAGCTCCGCCTTGTGGAAATGCAGGGGGACCTCAAGAAGATCGTGGCGCTAGCGGATGAGCACACCAAGCTGGAGCTGCGGGTTCGGGCCTTGGAGTTGACCACGGCCACCACCACCACGCGGGACAACACCACCCTGTTCATCTGGACTGGCGTGGTCCCCTCCCTCCTCACCCTGTGCGCTGTGCTCTACAACGCCTTCCTCAAACCGTAAGGACCACCACCACATGAGCAATAAGGCAGGCATCGACTTCAACACCTCGGGCCAGTACCCGGCGACCGAGCTTTCCGCCGGAACGCCCATCGATCTCACCGCGCCGCAAGAGGGCTTCATCGTCGCCCTGCGCCTGATCGTGCAGACGGCCATCGTCACGGGCGGTACGGTTGGCGTCAAGATCGGCACCACGGACGTTCCGGGCCTCACGGCGGTTGCCGTCGCGGATGCGGCCACCAAGGGGACCATCGTCACGGCGGCGGCCACGAAGGGCGCGGATGGCCGCTACGTCAAGAAGGGCGACCGCATCCAGCTCATCGCCTCGGCGGCCTTCAACGGTGGCGGTGCCCTGGGCTTCGACATCGAGTTCAACTCCTCGCAGCCGAACCCGGCCCTGGGATGATCCCATGAGCCGCTACGGCTTCACGGGTAGCGGCGAGGACGGAGAGGCAGAGGAGGAGGAGGAGGTCTCCGGCGAGGAGCAAGCCAAGCGCGAAGCCCTGGAGCGGCTGGACAACATGTCCTTCCAACAGGTCATCGAGCAAGGCCACCTCGCTCTCCTCAAGGACTTGGTGGCGTCGGTCAATGCCGGCACTGCCACGCACCAGGAGAAGGCCATCCTCCGCAACTTCCTCCGCGACAACGGCATGACGATGACCCCGCCTCCGGGCGGGACCTCTGCGGCCGACCGCCCCGCGCCCCCGACATCGGCCCTCCCGACCTTCCGGGACCCCGATTACGACAACGCCTGACGCCTATCCCTCCGGCCCTAACCGGCCGGGGGACCCCGCTGTTTGACATCGCTAGGAGACCCCATGGCCCTTCGTGTGGTCGATCCGCTTGACGCCGAGCGCAAGCGCCTTGAGGACGCCATAGGGACGCCCCTGGAGCCCTCCACGCTGCCGCTGGCCAGCAAGGTGGCCGGGCTGAGCGCTGCCCCTCTGAGCGGCCCTGAGAGCCCCCGTACGCCGCTAGCCTCGGGCGTTGACGCGATCAAGAAAGACTTCCGGGTCTTCCTCACGCTCATCTGGCGCCACCTGCTCGGCGTGGACCCTAACCCCATCCAGCTCGATATGGCTTGGTGGCTCCAGCATGGCCCGGACCGCAGCGTCATCATGGCCTTTCGCGGCTTCTCGAAGTCGTGGATCACCGGGGCTTATGCACTGTGGAGACTGTACGTTGATCCCGAGGAGAAGGTCCTCGTGGTATCCGGCAGCCTTACCCGCGCCCAGGCAACCACCAACTGGTGCCTCCAGCTCATCCTCACCATGCCGCTCCTGGTCCACCTGCGGCCCACCCCCACCCAGCGGCAATCCTCCAAGGCATTCGACGTTGGGCCGGCGCTTCCGGCTCAGTCCCCGAGCTTCCACGCTCTGGGCATTGGCGGCCAGATTGTCGGCTTCCGTGGCACCTGCATCATCCCGGACGATGTTGAGACGCAGACCAACACGCTGACGACCGCGAGCCGGGACAAGATCAAGGACGCCGTCAAGGAGTTTGACTCGGTGCTGGTCCCTGTGGACCCGGAGGCGGCAGGCTACCAGTACGGCTTGCGGCCCTGCGTCAAGTATCTCGGGACGCCGCACGATGAGGACAGCCTCTACGCGGAACTCCCGAAGCGCGGCTACACTGTCCGCATCTGGACGGCCCTATTCCCCACGGCGGAGCAGATCAAGAAATACAACGGGGCGCTTGCTCCCTACATCACGTACCACCTCCAGAAGAGCCCGCATCTGGTCGGCTCTTCCACCATGCCCATGCGCTTCTCCGACAAGGACTTGGCGCAGCGCCGGCTCTCGCTGGGCAATTCCGAGTTCGCCCTCCAGTTCATGCTCGACTTCTCCTTGTCGGACGCGAACAAGTACCCGCTCAAGCTCAAGGACCTGATGGTCATGACGCTGGACCGGAAGAAGGGGCCGGAGGCGGTGGCCTGGAGCAACGACCCGATGCACCGGCTCCCCGAGCTGCCGGCCATGGGCTTCCAGGGCGATTTCTACCACGCGGCCCAGGTGGACGAGAAGGTGGCCCGCAGCCCCTACACGAAGGTGGTTGCCTTCATCGATCCCTCCGGCCGGGGCGCCGACGAAACCGGCATGAGCGTGGTGGCCGAGCTGCACGGCACGCTGTTCTGGCTCAAGCTGTTCGCCTCGAAGCTCGGCTACGATCCCAGCACCCTCAAGGAGCTGGCGGCCATCTGCGTGACCTACCGGGTGCACGAGGTCTACATCGAGAACAACTTTGGTGACGGCATCTTCTCCACGCTGTTCCGGCCGGTGCTGGAGCGCGAGTGGCAGGAGTTCAACAAGCGGGTTCGCGAGGCCGAGCGCGGCGGTACCGTCATCATGGATACCCGCTCCTCCAACCAGATGGCCAAGGAGCGCCGCATCCTGTCGGTGCTGGAGCCGGTCACGCAGCAACACCGCCTGGTGGTCTGCTCCTCGGTGATCGACTACGACTTCAAGTCGGTCCAGCAGATGGAAGGCGAGGATACCCGGCACCGCTACGCCTGGGGCCATCAGTACAGCCGCCTCACTCGCGAGCGGGAAAGCTTGGCGCATGACGACCGTCTGGAGTCTCTGGCGGGCGCTGTGGCGGTCTTCGCGGACTTGCTGGGCGTTGACCCCATCATGATGGCGGAACGGTCTCAGAGCGAGCGTGAGGAGGAGGAGCTGGCCAAGCTGTTCGGGGACGATCCCCTGCATGTCGCCGCCCAGGAGAGCAGTCGTGCCCAAGGCTTCCGTCCGCAGACAAGGCATTAGCGAAATCGCGGAGGGTTACATCCTGGCTCTCTGCGGTTCCGACCCAAACCTTCTCATCCCGCACTACCTGATAGCTTGCTGGATGTACTACGTAGAAGACTCTCCGGTGCTCACTGACGAGGCCTTCGACTTCCTGGTCTCTCAGATCGCCGAGAAGTGGGACGGCCTCCAGCACCCGCACAAACGGCTTCTAGACCCCTCCCTACTCAAGTCGGGCTTCCACATCGCCTATCCCGGCATCGTGGCGGGCGCTGCGGCTGCGCTGAGGCGTCGCCTTGAAGCTGCCGCAAAGGGGCGGAAGCGCTGAGCTAAGTGCTTGAAGTTGCAGCCAGCAGAATGCGGCAGGATTGCGGGAAGTTAGGGGACACTATATACCATGAGGCTGGTACCTATAGGCACCTAAGGCAGGATACACAAAGCCCTCTACACCAGAGGGAGAAGGATGGTTCATATCCCCTCCATCACCATCCTCCTACCTTAAGCTGTGCCCGAAGTGTCCAACCTGCAAGCCCCCGCCATGAGGAGAGATGTGGGGGAGAGGGAGGGATAACGAACCCCACCCCTCATGCAGCCAACCACGAAGCCTGCCACCCCATGGACCCCTTCCACCACGAGGAGTCCCATGGAGTTCCACACCCTGCTCTACCTTGCGCCCCTGGCCTGGGAGTACCTGCTATGCTGCGCTACCTCGTGCCCATTGGCATCCTGGCCCTTCTAGCCGCCACCGGCAAGGGACTGCTCGATGTCATGCCCGTGGCCGGCACCATGCTCCCCTAGGCGCTCCTCCTAGTACACCTCCTCCCTGACTACCCAAGGGGTCCTCCATGCGAGAGGCCTCCCCAACGTGGCTGCGGCCGACTTTCCCCCCGTGCCGTCCTCGCGGGGGCGCACACGCGCGTCTTCCGTAGTTCTCGCGGGCCTCATTGCGCCCGTCATGGTGCCCCTCGCGGCTTAACCCATTGAGCTTGCACGCCTTGCATGTCCTGCCGTGAGGACATCGGGGGCTGCATGGGGCTGTCCAGGCATGGGGCTAGGCCACCCTCCACCTCGCCCTCCCTGTGAACGAGCACATTGGTGGCCCGCAAGTCGGACACTTTGAGCACAGGGGGAAGCAAGGGGGTCTCATGCCCTACCGCATGCCCAGCGTGAGGGGCAGCGTGATGGTGTGGCATGCGGTATCGACAACCACCATGAGGAGCACAACCACATGCACTATGAGGAGCGGGTTGACACGGCCATGAATGACATGAGATAGGAAGGACACAGGGACAAACACCCTGCCATTAACCATGAGGCTCGCAACCACATGAACACCCTTCAAGCCCTCACCATCACGGCCCGCTGCGCCTGCACTGGCCACGTGACCATCCGCGACGTTGTCCGCATGGCTGCTTACGGCATCCTCGCTGTGCAGGCATCCACAATCCTTGACGGCAACCGCATGACATACCGCATGCACATCGGCGCCATGCGGGGCACGTGGCGCAAGGCCTATGCCCGCAGCATGGGGCGCCGGGCCGTTGCTCTCGCGTTGGGGGTCTGAAACATGGCCCGCATCGTCCCAACCACAGCCAAGCCCGAACGCAAGGCCCCGCCATTTGCGGCAGCCTGCCGCAAGTATGTCCACAGGTTCACCATGGAGCACGTTCCTGCACGGGCCAAGGTCCGGCGCGAGGATGGCACTTACTACGCCCCGCACTATGCCAGTGACGGCGAGTGGTACGACCGCACCCGCTTTCCCGGCGAGGCTGGCCATATCGGCCACGCCCACGACTGCTACAGCACGGGGCAGGCATGGCCTCTAGGCCAAGTCCTGCATGAGCCCTACCGCAAGGCGTGACCCAACCTCATGCCCCTTCCACACGGTGGGGGCGTCGGGGAGGGCCAATCCCGGCCAGCCATAACGCTAACCAGAGGCTCGCAACCTATGGCCCGTTTCGCACTCACCCTCAAGGATACCGCACGCCACAACGCTACCGTGGCCACTCGCTACCCCCAACGCTCCGGCTTCATCCAGGCTGCCTCATGGTCCGGCGCCATCAACGTGGATGTGTCTGTGCGGGATGGTATCGACTGGTGCGTTATCCGCTTTGCCTCCCATCACGGCCGGGGACGCAACAAGATCATATACGAAGGCCCCATGTCGGGCGAAGTGGCCCATGTGCAGGGCGTTAGGCTCGTCACTGGCGCGGGCCTTGTGGACGGCCGGGACTGACCTTCCCGCCTAGGGCATGGCCATGTGCTGTGCCCTATGGGGGAGGGCCATGACGCCCCGCCTGCCCGCCGTGGCGACACACGGTCATCCACCATGAGGCTCGCAACCCATGACTACCTACCTGACGACGGGCATACGGCCCGCGACCATCGTCTACGTCACCGCCACGGGTAAGCGCATCACGCTCTCCGCCGGGGCACTCATCAACCGCAGGGCTTTGGGGGTCTAACGCCATGTTGAAATTCGATGTCCTCATCCGCATCACTGGCTCTGTGCAGTTCACGGCGGAGATTGATTGCCCCGAAGGGGAGGCCACAAGCATCAAGTTGGGCCTTGCCGTCAAATGGGCCATCCGCTCCAAGGTGAGCCTCGCGGATGCCTACCTCGCGGATGCCTACCTCGCGGATGCCTACCTCGCGGGTGCCTACCTCGCGGGTGCCAACCTCGCGGGTGCCAACCTCGCGGATGCCTACCTCGCGGATGCCTACCTCGCGGGTGCCTACCTCGCGGGTGCCAACCTCGCGGGTGCCAACCTCGCGGATGCCTACCTCGCG